TGGGCGTGACACTGTGCAACGTGCTCCAAATCAGATCGTCGCTGGAATGCTGCACCATGATTGACCCGCCGACATCCGCGATATTGTGCGCCGCGATGCCGCAAAATGTGGGGCTGCGTGCCGCGCCAAAATCAACCTTCCACGCCGCAAATCCGCTGCCATCTGGCGCGGCGGTCCATTGGTCGTAGGTGGATCCTGTCACCGCATTTGCCGCGCTTTGCACTTCTGTTCCGTTGCCCGTGCTGTAGGTGCCTGTGGGTGCAATGGCCGTCACGAAAGGATTGTTTGTTTGATCCGCCGCCGCCAGTGCAGTCGCTCTTGCCGTTGTCGTGTGGATCATACCGCCACCCCTCTATCCCGCAAATTGTCCAGCAGTGCGCCGCTAAATGCATCAATCGCCGCTGGGTCGGTCAGGTCGCCAGATCCGCGCACGCTCAAATTGATATTCAGATTGTCAGTCGTGCCGCCCGATGTTGCGCCGCCCGATGCAACCGCGCCACCGCCACCACCAGACGCGCCGCCGCCACCGCCAATGGTGGTGGATTGGATGGCGCCAATCATTGCCCCCGTGCGCGCCAAAGACGCGCCAGCGTATGCCGTAGCGGCCAATGGGCCACCGATGGCCATGCCTCGCGCCCACGCCGCGCTTGCGGCCTCTTGGCCATTTATGACCGCGTTGGCAATGGATGCCGCCTTGCCGATTTTGAACAACTTTTCGTTTTCGGCTTGCATCAGAGCCGATGCATCACCCAACGCGCCTTGCAATCCTTGCATCATAATGGCTCGCCGGTCCTCAGCGTGCTTTTTCTCGATGCGTAGCGATAAGTCTTTGGCCTCTTGTTCTGCCGCTACACCCGCGTCCAAGTATTGCTGCAACAGGTCCAGATCTGTTTGCCGCTCTGTTTCGATCAATTCCCGCTGGGTCGCGTATCCATCGCGCAGGCGGTCAAAATCTTCGCGCGTTGGTCCAGACCTACCGCCCCCGCCGCCCGGTGGGGTTCGGGGTGGGGTTCGGGGTGGGTCAACTGGAAACTCCAGCACGCCCAAGTCTTGATAGTTTGGCGTGCTCATGCCCGGAATACGTTGGAACGCTGGTTCACCGGGGCGTGGTCGCGGATCAAGGCCAGCACGGACGCGTGATCCGGCGGGGACTTGTGGCGTTAACGCCTCTGCAACGGTCTTTGCAAATTCAACGGCCTGCGCACCCGCCGAAATTGCTTTCGACACAATGGTAGCAAACGCGCCCGCAACCCTGCCAAGAACGGGAATAACCGTTTCAGACATGGTGTCCGCCAAATCCGCAAAGTCGTCCGCATTGTCGAGCAGCGCCGAATTGACAGACGTGCGAAGCTGGCGCGCAAGTTCCCCCATCTCGCGGTTTAGTTCGGCCCCGCCCTTGATAGCCGCGTCCGACATGATCGCGCCAGATCGCGCAGCTTCATCCCCAAGCCGCCGCATCTCCGTGCCGCCATTCATGAGCAAAGGCTGCAAAAGCGTCAGATCCGACGCCATGGCCTCTAGATAGAACGTCATCTCCTGTTGATTGACGCCAGCCGCCTGCAGGCTGTCTACGTAAAGCTGCAACGCCTGCGGCCCTGACAATCGCGCGAATTGATCCGCCGTCACGCCAACCTTAGGGGCGATGTTTTCAAAGAAATCGGCCATCGGCCCAGCGCCGGTTGCCAAGAAATCCCCAACGCGGTCATTCACATCTTTGAGCATATCCGCAAGTTGCTCTTGCGCAACACCAGCCGTTGCCGCGCCCGCAGCCATGCGTTGGAATTCTTGGTTAGTGGTGTTGGCAAGCCGCGCAAATCGTTGGATCTGGGTTGCACTCTCCGCAGCCGCCACGGTCATTGCCCCAGCAGCCGCCGCTGTTGCGCCTATAGCGCCAGTGAGAACCGCCAGCCCCTTGGCTGCAACAGCGGCACGGGGGCCAACCCTCCCCAGCGATGAAAACACCCCGCGCATGGCCCGGTCAAACTGCGTGGAGTTTGCGCCGATCTTAATATTTACGGGCGGGATGTTGGTTGTCATTTCGTCTTTTCCCGTATGCTGTCGGCCCACTCTGTGAGTTCGGCCAATCGGTCCTCAGTGATACGGGTGCCCGCAATGGTCCGCTGCCCCGCGTAGTGTGTGGCCAACTCTAGCCACTCTGGCATCGTCATGGCCCAAAACTCAGAGGGCGCTATACCCCAGCTATGCGAGGCGCAGAACATCGCGCCCCATTCAATTTTGGGCCCGCTGTCGCCGTCACTCAGTCCGCCACGATTGAGACGGCGGAAAGCTTTTTTGCGGCTTCCTCGGTGGGGTTGAGTGAATAACCGATGCACCCGCACAACCGCGCCAAGTCGCCGCCGCCGTTTGTGACCTCATCCATCAGGTGCACGTAAATCTCATCCTCGCTCACACGAAACTCGCCCGCCGCTTGCAGAAACTCGGATGCAATCAATGCCAACTCCGGCATAGATGGCCGCTGCCGATCAATCGCGTGCGCAACGCCGAGCAAGGTTTGCGGCGCAAGCTGTGCATCAATCCGACGCATCAGGCGCATGGATGGCGTGAAGGTGTAATCCTTGCCCTTGTAGGTCAGGGTAATATCTCGAAAAACGCTCATGATGCCCCCGCCTTATGCCGATGTGTAGGTGACTGTGCCGCTCGAATTGAGCGATCCGGTGATCCCAATGGCGTTTGGACCATCGGCCCCGTTGCCTGTCACAGGCCCAATTGCAAAGTTGCCAGCGAAAGAACCGATGCCCCCAATGTGCACGGTGGCCGCATAGTGATCCGTTGGCGCAGCGTTGAACGCCTCAGCCAAAAACGCATCATCTTTCAGAATGCCCTCAAAGGAAACATCCACAGAGAACGCGCCCAATTCCGCAAGATACGTGCGGATGCCGTCATCGCTCTTGGTTGTAATGTCGATGTGTTCACGATTAACTGTGAAGCTGCCTGTCGTCTGCCCGACAATCTCCACCTCCGTGCCTGTGCCTGTGTCGAGGTCAATCAACAGTGAACGGCCTGCCTGTGCTGCCATGGGGGTCGTCTCCTTAGTGATCCGTGCTGCCAGTGCGCAACACCATTTCAAACATGGCCCGCCCGTTTTCAAGGTAGGTCGGGCCGGTGTAACTTGCCAACGGCACGATGTTGAACACATCGGCGGCGGCGTAATCGTCGCGTAGATAGCGCAAAACCGCAAGCATATCAGCATCGGCGGCGCTTGCCCGGTCAGGCGGTGACAGCAAATACAATGACACGTCCAAAAACTGCGCTTGGCGTGTCACCTGACCCGCCGTTCCTGTCATTCGGAACAATGCCACATTGCCAGAGCCGCGCAGGTCTGCATCGGTCCAGCGGAAATAGCGCAGGGTGTAAGCCCCAAGCAAGCCGCCATCTGTCACGATGTGGCCCGCCACACGCTGCAACAGTTCGGCGCTCATCGCATGAACCTCGCAAGAATGCCGCTCAAGTCGTCGCGGATAAAGTCCTCGGCCCCCTTGGCCAGAAAGCGGCTTGACGCCCCGGGCTTCTGCCAGTTCTTTTGCGGCCCCTCATGGATCGCAACGGCATAATCGGAAACGGTCCCGCCAGTCTTTCGCGGCCCACCGGCGCCCCTGGTATATTTTTGCATCGTGCCACCGTATCCAATGAAGCCCGCGTGCCCCGTGGGCGTGGGGTATACACCGCGCGTCTCGCTGTTGATCAGCGTGGATGTGTCAACCGGCACGTAGGGTTTAGTGGCGGCACTGATCCCCGCCAGAATGACCGTGACAAGATCCGCGCTCGCCCGGTCCGCATCTTTCATGGCGCGGCGCAATGCAGCCTTTGCGCTGTCGAGGCCCTCCACGCGCACGCTCATGATGTGCGCAGCAGAATATCCGCCGCCCCCTCGTTGAATGTGCTCGGATCGAACGTCTCCACGCTACGCACCGTCTGCGCATCATCGGGCGGGGTCGCGTCGTCATGTGTGCCCACCTTCACCCGGTCGCCTGTGCGGATCTCCACACCCGCCGGTGGCGCGGCCCACACACGCAAGCGCGGCACAAACTCCACGCCGGTGTCATCTGTGGCCAACTGGCCCCCGCTTGCATAGCTGCACGATACAACCGTAGCACCCCAGCCCGTAGGTTGCGAAAACGCATCATACCCCGATGGGGTCCAGATCGTTGCCGTTGCGGTGTAGGACCATGCGCTAAACGTGCTCATGATGGACGCCGCCCCGCAGACATAAGCCGCACAGATCCACCCTGCGACAACAGCGCCATGATGCACCCGTGCCTGTCGATGCTGCGGAGCGTGGCCAAATATGACGTTTGCCCACCGGGGCGCTCGGCATAGGTGCGAGATGCGCCGGACACGGCGCGCTCTTGCGTAACGGCCCCGCGCTCTGTGCTGTTGGTGCACAGGTGTCGCACGCCGAGTATTTTCATTTGCCGCCCCAGCGTGATGCTGATTTTGTTCGCGGTCAGGCAAGTGTTCGCCTGATCCATGAGCGCGATATATCCCAACACATCCGCCGTTGTGGCCGATGTGGTAAATCCGTCCGTCACGTCTGCGGGTGTGATGGGATACATTGTCAGTCTCCTGTAGGCTCAGGCGTAGCGCCCGCCGGGTTTGTCACGGCAACGCGGGGCTTGCGCGGGGCGCGCACCTCCTCCACCTTGCCATCCCATTTGGCCGGGAATGTCTTTCCCTTGACCGCGAACACATCGCCAACGCCCATGCGGCGCATCTTGCCGCTCTGGTCTTTTGTCACGATGTTCAGGCCGGGGGATTTAACACGCAATTTCATTGGTTCACTCCATTACAGCGCCGGGGCAGTCACCCACCCCGGCACATGGTTACGCAATCTCGCGCGCATACATCACGCCGGAGCGGCCCGCGTGGTCGGCTTTGATCTCAAGGCCCACGTTGGCCCATGTGATGAAGTTGTATGCATCGAAGGGCTGTTGGCGCACCACTGGAACCGTGGTCACGGCCATACCCACCAGAGGGCGGATGAAGCGCGCATCCAGCACAAGTCCAACCACCTCATTTCCAGACAACTGCGCGTCCTCTTTGATGTCAGCAACGCCAGCGATTTGCTTCAACGCATCCAAGATGGTGCCAAACCCAACGTCAGATGTGCTGTAGAACCGCTGGAAGTTGGACATGATTTCGCGCGACACGTAGAACGTGATATCCTCGCCAACGTTGTTGGTGATGCGCAATGCGTCCACCAGCCCCAACCAGCCCGTGCGGATCGCCTCAGCCGTGGCGGATCCAGACGTGAAGTCGATGTTCAACCCATCGCTGTCAAGATCCACATCTACAGTGCTTGCCGCAGTCTTGATGCCATAAGCCGAGATGCCTTTGAACGTCACGTCAGCGCCGCCATAGATATGGCCCGCAATGGCCTCCTGCATGATCCGCACGCTCGTGGCTTGATCGTCAATCAACTGGTCAAAGCCCTCGGACCGCTGCCCCTCGATCTGCATCCACGGGGCACCAAAGCCGCTTTTGTGAATGACCTTGATCGCGGATGCATAGGTGTAATCGACCTTGTCAATCTGCGCATCTGTGGTGCCGTCCAGATCTGTCACGACAACGCCAGCGTTCGAGGCTTGGCGGTAAACGTGCTCGATTTTGCCAACCGGCAACGCCTTGGCCAAAGGCAGCAAATCGTTCAGCAGGGTCAGGTTCGGCGCACGCATCAATTGCTTGGTTTGCGTGTCCATCTCGCGATAGACCTCTTGCGGAATGATCGCCGCAGCGTTGCCCGCAAAGATGCCATTTGCAGGCACAAGGCCCGCGTTGTGTCCAGAAAAGTGACCGCGCACAGACTGTGTGTGTTTGGCCTGTGCGATGTGGTGCTGGCCAGATACGCCGCCCCCAAACGCCTTGTCAAAATAAAGCATATCCGCTCCTTATGTGTCGGTGTCGGCGCTGATCGTGCCGGGGTTATAGCGTGCACGAATGCGGCCTGTTGCGCCCGTGGTGGTCACGGCCTCCTCAGCAACGAACAACGGCGCCTCTGTGCCGTCTGTCGCGGATGCCTTGACAGCCCCTGCGCCGTTCGATGTGAGCAAAGCGCCAAGCGCAATGGTTTGCGATGCTGCAAGCACAATGTTGTAGCTGTAGCCCACCTGCGGCACGAATGCCGACGCGGTGTCGCCAACCGTCAACGCCTCAGTCGCGCTTTTCTGCTCAATCACGTTCATATCGGCAATGTAGAAGTCACCGCCTTGCCCATCGGTGCTGGCCACCTGCCATTCCCCGCTGGTGTATTCCACCAGATTGCCGGGAAGGATCGTCTCCCCCGTGGCAACCTTTGCGCTGCGCTTGAGCGGGCGCACGTCATGCGCTGGCCCAGAAAATACGGTATTCGCCGTTGTCATTTGTCAATCACTCCGCAAGGGGGGAAAAGTCGAGCGCGCTGTCACCGCTCGCATTGAAGCCGCCGAACACGCCCGGGGCGGGCTTGGGCGCGGCGTTGGCAACCATGGCGCGCAATGCAGCGTCCGGGGTTTCCTTCGCAATGTCCTCAGACAAAACACCAGCATTGACCACTTGGGCCACCAGATCCGCCCGCGCCGCCTCGGCCTGCGCGTTGATCGCGTCAACCGCAGCCTTGGCGTTCGCGGCGGTTTCCTCGTAGCCCTTGCCCATGTTGGCGATGGTTTCATCCATGCCGTTCATGCGCTCCTCGATAGCGTCAAGGCGCGCCATCACCTTTTCAAGATCGTCCATATTCAAGCCTTTCGCTTCGGTGTCATTGGGCGCGGCTTGCCCGATCAATTCAAAAATCGCCGCCTTGACCTGCGCCCAGCGCGACGCGACTTCGCGCCGGTCCAGTGTGGCCAAAAGTTCGGTGCCCAGATAGTCAATCTGTTCATCCATGCTTTCTGTGAGCGCGCTATTGACCGCATCCATGGGGGCGCCATCCGCGCCTATCGCCGCATTGACCATCAGGCCGACGCCCTGCTCTGGTGTTGCGGCTCCGGGTTCGTCCAGAAGGATTGCATCATGGTCAAACACCATGTTGCGCGCCTCAAATTCGGCCCCATCGGCGCTGGTCTCGTGGAGCGTCATTGTCAGGCCGGTGGATGTGTGCACGGGGTCGCCCGCCTTGATCGCATCCAGCACGCGCTTGCCCATCGCGCTTTCATTGGCCCGCTCAACATCGATCACCTTGTCCAGATGCACGCGCCCGCCTTCGCGTCGCGCATTCTCATTCCACGCGCCAAAATAGCCGACGTTCAAACCCACCGGGCTTTTCGCCGACACCCACAGCCCGTTGGCCTTTGGGTGCCCAAGCGGCGCCGGGGTTTGGTTCAAGGTGTGGTATGATTTTTCGATCTCATCCGCCGGGTATAGAATGCCGTTCATGACCACGTCGTCGGGCAAGGTGGCGCTGGGCACCACAATCACCTCGCGACCGTCGCGCGTCTCTGTGCGGATATTGGCCGCATTGACCTGTGCGCGGATATTGGCGCGAATGCGGCGTGGTGTGTCTGTCATTTGATCCCGTCCATTTGCGCCATCATATGCCGCCACCATATCACTAAGTTTGTGATTTGCAAAGTCTGTTGCAAAGTTGTTTGCAGCATCCAGACGGCGCACAAGGGACGCATACCAATCGCGCCCCGCTGCCCCGCCCCATAGCATCGAGGATGCATATGCGGGGGTATCGCGCTCCGCGTCCAGAAACCGCGCATTTCGGCCCCACCACCGATTGGCCTTGCGTGCCCATTCCTCGGACACGGCCCCGCCATCGGCCAACTTGCGCGCCATGCGGATTGTCACAGGCTCGATCCCATCGCCGGTCTGGCCATCCTCGTGCATTTGCAGGCCACGACGGTAATTCCGCCGCACTGCATCGGGGGGTGTCATGCTCATGGGGCGCCCTTCTCAATATCGCCTATCAATTTTTCGCGTTGCGCGCCCATGCGGTCCAACAGTTTGGTGCCGAAAATGGGCTTGCCTTGATCGTCAACGAATGTCTCCGACTGTGAACACAGGCAATTGATGCCGTTCGCATCCCGCGTATACCACTGCGCCACCTCGTCGGGCGTGTATGTTTTGCCGTGCCTCGCCGCGTGCGTGCGCCGTGTGCGCCCAGCGATTAGAGCGCTGTAGTGGATCATACGCACGCCCATATTGAGCCGCTCGCCTGTGTCGCGCGCCTCATCCACGCGGCCCCTGCGCAACGCTCCTGTGATCTCTGTGCGTGCAATCCGCTCACCCCGTGACCGCGATACGCCGAACCTGTCGCGGATCGTGCCTGCCACATCGCGTGGGTTGTCGCCCGCCTCAATTGCCGCGAACAACACGCGCGCCAGATCCGCCGCCGTTTCACCCGCGAACCCCTCCATGAGTTCGAACACACGCGCCCCCGCAATAGCAGTGCGGCGCATGACCTGTGCATCGCTCATGCGGATCGCCGCTGCATCGCCGGGGGATTGCGCAGCGAATGCCGCCGCCGCGTCTGATAGCTGTGCCGTTTCCGCCCGTGTCGCGTCGGCCAACAGCCCCGCAAGGTTGGCCGATGCTTTACCCACGCCTTCCGCATACGCGGCCCGCGCTGCATCCTGTGCCGCATCAATGCCCGCGCCCGATTTCAGGATCTCCGCAATGGATGCGGATAGAGCGCGGATCTGCCCCACATCGATCTGGTAATCATAGAATTGCGCGTTGGTCGTAATCGTCTGGTAATCCCACGCGGCCACCGCCTCCAGCGTCATGCGCTGCGCTCGGGCAATGTCTCGAAAAATCGCACGCCGCACCTTCTTGATCCGCTGCACTTGCCCAACGGGATTTGATGCGCTGCGCGGGCTAGATGGCTGTCGGCTCATTCCTCACCCGCCGCGCCAAACTCATCGTCAAGAGGATCATATCCCGCCACGGCCCGGATCTCGTCATCTGTGAACACCACATCTCCCGTTGCCGCCATGGATTGGTTGACGCGCGCCATTTTTTCGCCGATCTCCAATTTCTCGCCAAGCGTGGGCGCGGTAAGATCCGGCCAATCAATGGACCAATCCCGCTCGGGCAGGATACCCCAAGCGACGAAACGCCCAATAATGTCCATGATATTTGGCAAAACCATGGATGCGCGGCGGCTCATATTGATTTGCGCCCATTCGCGCGCGTCCTCGGTGCTGGCACGCTCGCCCGTTTGCATCCCCACAAGGATTTTTTGCGGAATGGGCCACGACGCCGCCACCTCCTGCAATGCCCCCTCCAAAAACTCTTTGGGCTGCGGCAATGTGACTGGCAGCGTTTTGGCGTCCATCTGTTGCAGCACAAGACTTTCGTCGAAACCTTTGGACCAGCGCGCGATTTGATCATCTAGCGCGCTGGGAAGCCCGTCCAGATCCGTGCCCAGCATGGCCGCAAGTTGGTTGAAGTCAACATCGGCACCCGCGCTCAGAATTGGTTGGCTTTTGGCGTTCTTCCAGAACCCTTCACCACCGGCCCCGCGAACCTTCTGCATATCGTGCAGGGCGTTGTATGGGGCGCATAGCTTGCTTTCGCCCCATGTTGTGCCGTCCTCAGACCACACGTAGCACCGATCTGGGTGAACACTAAAGCTACGCACTTTGCCGGTCTCAGGGTCTACGCTGCTTTCATTGAAGCGAAACATGGACGGCCTGCCATAGGCCGCGCTCTGCGGGTCCAGATCCCACGCAGATACTTCCAACTGGCCTTCCCACGCTGGAATGATTGACACCAGCCCCGCCAGCCCCCCCGGCACGCGCTGCACTGGCGCACTGTAGGATTGCCCGTCTCCTAGCTGAAAAATGATCCCGCCGTATTTGCCCACCATGGACCGCAGATCCGCAGACCGCAAACCCTGCCAGAACCGAATAGCCGCAAAGTGCTGCCGCACGTCGCGCTCTAGCGGCGTTTCTTTCCCCGCGTCCGCATCCTCGCACAGCGTCGGCATGTCCTGCCATGTTTTGCCCACGGTTTTTTCCACAAGCGCCGCGGCTATCCCATTGCGGCGATAGAGGTCATAGAACGTCGCGAAATTGAGTTCGGCTGTTTCAGGATACCCAAAGTCAAAATTAAGGTTGTGCTTGGCGTTCACCGATGCCGCACCCGTGAAGGGGTAGCCGGGTCCGCTTGCATTCGCCACCAGAGCACGCGCGGCCCGTAGCTGATTTGTCGTCAAGTTCATCTCATTGCCCTTTTCACAAGCATGCCGGGTGTTCGTCGCGCGGGGCCATCTATCGCCGCCACTGCGTCCATCATTGGGTCGATTGTATCATCATGCGCGGCATTTGGGAATGTGGATGCCTCGGACAGCATGTCGGACAGGTGGGGCACGTCGCGCAGCAGGATAACATGCTGCGATTGGATCTTGGGCGCCGCATCGTATGCCCGCGTCACCTTATCCACGCTGCGAGGGATGCCCACCACGGGAATGCCTTCGCGGCGTAGCGTTTGGATCAACCCGGTGCCGCTTACCTTGTCCTCGACGTTCAGCGCGCGCAGGGTGCCCATGCCGGGGGATGTGGCCTTGTGCTTTGCCCAGAACGCACGCGCGCGCGTTAACAGGTCGGGTGCCTCCCATTTGCCCCGGATCATATCGAGCAAGACGGCGCGGCCATCGCCCGTGTATCCCCAGCACTGGAACACGGAATAGTCCGCCGACTGCTTTGCCTTTTGCGCGGTGTCTGCAAAAATTTGCCGATGCGTCAGGGGCGGGGGCACATCCTGCACCACCCACCATTCATCTTTGAAAATACCGCCGCCGATGGGCGCGGGGCGCTGCATGTATTGGCCAGCAAAAACGTAGGGCTGTGTTGCCTCAATCCTTTGCAGCATGTCAGGCGAAAATTGGCGGAGCCAAAATGAATTGCCCGCCTCATCCATCGCAGGGATGCACACATGGTCCCAATGTTCGCCGTTGCCGCCACCAAGCAACCACCCGGATAGATCCGCCTCATGCAATCGCTGCATGATGATGATGATGGGCGTGTCGGGGCTGTTTTTGCGGCTCTCCATCGTGGTCGAAAACCAGTCAATGACATTGCGCCGCATTGTGTCGCTGTTGCCCTCGCCTGCCTTGTGGGGGTCGTCAATGATAATCGCCCCGCCGAATGCGTCACGCATTTTGCCCGCGCCGTATCCAGTGATCGTGCCGCCCGCGCCCGTGGCATAGACCACACCGCCCGCCGTGGTGCGAAACTCATCTTTGGCGTTGCTATCGGATTGAAAAGACGGGGGGCCAAATATCTGTGACCATACCTCGTGGCCCATCCATTCGCGCGCCTCCCACGTGTTCGCTGTGGCAAGGCGTTTTGAATAGCTGGCGTGGATAAATTCGCAGTCCGGCCAATTTCCCATGCACCACGACACGAACGATTTAACGGCCAATTCTGTTTTGCCAGAGCGCGGGGGCACATTGATGATTAGGCGATTACTCAGGCCCGCCACAACCCGCTCAAGCGCCGATGCAATTCGGTCCTGATGTGGCGCGCGGTGGAATGTCGATTTCCTGCGCTGTTCGTGCATGTGGATCGTGTAGGCCAACAGATCCGTGCGCAGATCCGCAATCTGTTCAGGTGTCAGACGGTTCATGCTTGGCCTTCAGCGCGGCAAGCACAGCGTCCCCGGCGTCCTTTGGGGACATTGTGCCATCGCTGGACGTGTGGTCCACGTGCGAAGTTTCACGCCATCCCATGCGGGTCTTGGCCCAGAACATAGCGGCGCGTGCGCACTCGCCGTATGTCGCCCCCTTTTGAAGCGCCCGACCGCTGGCCATGGTCAAAAGAAAGTCCGCGACTTCTTTGTTCGCCTTTATAGATGAAAGTTTGAGTTCATCGCCGTAATGCTTGCGCAGGCTCACATGTGAGATGCCAATATATTCGGCAATATCCATCTGTGGAACGCCGAAAGATGCCAGCGCCGTGACTTCTGCGCGGGTTTCGTCGGTTGGCTTGTGTGCTTTCATAACCATGTTGCCACCATACCACACCGCGCATCATAGCAAAAGCCCCGCCACACCATCGTGACGGGGCCTCTGCCAGCGGTTTCATTATGCGCAGATCATCCGCGCAGGGTGTATGATAGCCCGTGGGGGCGTGGGGTCAATCGCTTTGCGCAAACATATCAGGCTCATCATATGCCGCCTGCACACGCTTGCACGCCACTTCGAAATAGTGCGCGTCGCGCTCAATGCCTATAGCCTCAATACCCATCTGTTGACACGCGACGAGCGTGGACCCGCTGCCCATGTATGGATCAATAATGGGCGACGCGTTTAGCATACCGATGCACCATTTCATAAGCTGCACCGGCTTTTGCGTTGGGTGAACGCGGTCTTTTTCTTTGGCGTGCAGCCCGTTTTGAGAATACACGAACTTTTTTGCAGACGCCCCCGCAAGAGAAGTCCAAGCCATTTCACCATCTGAAAGGCTGGGCATTGTTTGGCATTTATCCCACCACAGCCATTTAGCTGATGCGGGCAGCATATGTGCAAAGTATTGCCCGCCCCAAATAATGTGAAGCGGCGCCGCGCTTAAAACGATTTGAAACGCTTCATGCGTTGGAGTTGCGGCGTCCCAATCTTCGCCATCATATGACCTTAATATCTTTTTTCTAACCGAACCTTGGAACCCCTTTCCACCCCCTTTAAATCCCTTTGCGCGCCCAATCCCATATGGCGGGTCTGTCAGCACGGCCCCGCCGTTTAGGGTTGGCAGTATGTCCGTGCAGTCGCCCTGATAGAGCGTGCAACGCCCGATGCGCACAACTTGGCCCATCAATCATCCTCCACCACAAACCCGCGCACCATGAGCCACGGTGTGCCCCCATCGCTGGCCTTGTTCTGCCGGTTCTTTACAAGCCTCGCATCCACGCAATCCGACAAGCGAATATCCGCCGATCGTGCAATGGCGGGTGGGATGTAAACCCCCTCCCCTGTGTCCTCTCGCACCGCAAATGCCGCGCCTGATTTGATGACATTGACCACGTAAACGTCTGATTTGATGCTCATGCTCCCGCCTCCATTTCCCAAGGCGCCATAGGGAGCGACACCACCACGGGGCGCTCATAACCTTTAATTGTGTGCTCTGAAATCCTCGCCCGCTTGATCCCTTCAGGCGGATCTAGGTCGCGCAGGATATTGCGGATTTGCTCGCCCACTGGGAAAGAGCGCCCGCCGGGGTATTTTTTCAGGTAAAAATCCACGCGCTCGTAGACCTCGCACACATTTTTGCGTGTCACCTGTGGGCACTCAGCAAGGCCGCGAACAAATTTGTCGATATACCACATGTTCCATTCCATCGCCTCTTCGCCGCGTGGGGTGTTGCACATGGCGTAGAGCGCCAGATCCAGCGACGCCGCCAGTCCATCGCGGTCTATGCGCTGCATGGAAACCGTGGCCGTGAGCATTTTCACCGCTCGCATGGATTGGTTGCCCACGCGAACAGTCACGCCGTGGCGATTGCAGATTGCATTGAAACGTTGGAACCACGGCGCATTGTCCCGGGCTTGGCTCATGGCCACATCACGCGCGCTGTTTGCCACCGATGCCGTGATCTTCCCCGCTTGGACCAGCTCGCGCAGCTTGTGTTTGACCGATGGCGCCGTGCGGTCGAGCCGCTTGGCCATTTCTGCCATGCTAGCCCCGGCGTTGCGCATCTCGATCAGGCTCGCGGTTTCCGTCTGCGACCATGGTGTTTTCATTGCTGCCCCTCCACGATGTTGAACACGCCCAGATCGTGTGCCCGACCGCACAGCCATTGCGCCGCGTCCTGCCATTCCTTGTGGCACATGATGTGCGGCGCGTGGTGTTCTGCCCACATGTAAGCGTCCAGTTTGTCGGCAAAAGAAAAACGATCCACTTCTGTGGATCTAATTAGTGGACTATATTTTCCAGTGAAGCCCGACCACAATGCATTGCGGCATTCAATTTCCATTCTCTCGAACTGACCACGCAAATCCATTGGCATCTCGCCTTTTGCTGCCCCCGGAATATCCGCTGTTCCGCTTTCCCCATCATCGTGGGCCAATGCCAAAATCAACGCCTCTCGCGATGTATCGGGCCAGAATTTGAGCATGATCTTCGCAACACGCCCCTGGTGCCCGTCAAGGCGATCTACTGTTCCTGCAAGGTGCGGGTGCGTGTGCCAGCGGTGCAGCATTCCGGCGTGCAGGTTGGGCAAAAAATGGTCAGTGATTTTTTTCAGCTTGTTTTGTGCTTCGGTCATTCCAGTTCCTCCAATGTGTCTAGTGCTGCCTGCGCGGCCAGCATCCAATTCGCCGCTGCCGTCGCCCGATCTGGACCAATGGCGCGGATATCGTGCAGGGTGATGGTTGCCGCCACGCCTGCGCCGATGGTGTCGAAGTGCGCGCCGCGTTCGATGAGGCGTGACAGGATCGTGGCCTGATCCTCGGCCACAGACAGCCCGCCCACAGCGGCAAGCGTTGTGCGGATCTCAGTGCGGGTCATTGTGCGGCCCCCCATGGTGTTGCGGGGCTTGCTTTGACAAGGCCCAGAACGATTTCGCGGTGTTTTCGCCACCAGCCCAATGCGTCAGGGTCCATCTCTTTGATCTGTAGGTCCGATGCATTTTCCCATTCCTCGAGCGTGTGGCGTTGACATCCGATTTGGAGCCAATGAACGCCCTCAGGTGATTGCGTCCATGTCAGCGGCCACGTATCAATCTGCGCAGACTC